GCACGTGTTTGCACAGCCACCTTAGTTACACGTGGTGACGGGTTAGTCTTGCCGCCATTAGTACCACTCACGGGTCGGTCGCCCGTTGGTGTAAATGCCCAGCATATTGCTTCGCCTTCATCCCAATTGTAGCCATAACGTGAGCAACAATCCTGAGTAGGTGTAACAGCGTCACCATTTGCATCGATAAAGTTCACCTGCCCGTTCACACTAATGGTCGATGGTGTACCTGTGCAGTCTTCCGTATCTTCTAAGAACTTAATGAGTTTTACTGATGTGCTTTCATACATGCCCACCTTGTAATCGTTAATCTCAAGTATGCGCCAATAGCTATCTTGTATCCATATCCTATCGGCAAAACTGAAGGTAAGAATATCTTTTAGATCAAGCGCAAAAGAAGCCTCCATGATGCGAGCTTCAGGCGAGTAAAGCGCATTCATGTAAGTACGCCAATACTTATTAAACAGATTGTTGTACGGATTGGTAATGATTGAATGCGGTGGCACTTCAGGTGCCCAGTTCAAATCCTCATCGTCAATATCCGCAAGAACCTGCGAGTAGTTGTTTAGCACTGGCACTGCCGTAAGTACGGGTGCAAGTGTTCCGTCATTGAATAGCTGAACGTTTACCGTACCCGCTTCAAACAAACATCTGCTACCGGGTGTAACAAACTCCAATGCATCGTTGATAAACATAGGCATGACGTAACCGCTACCCCTAACCACTCCCGCAGGTGTGCTTTGTGTGGTCAATTGTATCTTTTGATTGCCCGTAAGGAAGTCACTTGGTGAAGTATCAGGATTAATGGTGTAACCTACCGCCTCGTAATCACCATATACACGATTGACGTTCTTGTATTGCTTGCTCAGTACGTCTTCACCTGCTGTATAGGTAAACTGAAAAGTAGACTTTTGCAATTCAACCGTGCTATACATTACCATATCTTTCGAGATGTCAAGCTTTCGTGTCCAGTCAAGTGTTACACCGCTGCCCAAATAGGTATTCTGAGGAACTACGGATAGCTTGAGTGAGTTTGTTCTATCGGGAATAATAGCGCAGTTATGCATCTTCAGCACATCATTGACAAAATCCATCTGCTTCACATCGGGTGCATTCAGATTGTAGTAAATACCTTGGTCGTAATTGAACTCTGTTTTAATAAGTTCAAAGATGGATGTGTTGAAAGTACCATCACCCGCAACAAGTGTTACGGCAGGAGTGGCATTGTTGGTCTTTATCTTCAGTTGCACGTTGCTTCCTGCATCAATACCGATGCGGAATGTGAAGTCGATGATTCCGTTGTTGAATACGTTGAAGTCTTCAAGAAAAATTAAGTCACCATCAATATCTAAAAAATAAGATATATTGTTGATTTGTCCCGCAACCGTAAACTTATTTACAAAATGAAAGGTATAATATCCATTTGTGGGTGTTACGTAGGTATATGTGCCGGGATTGAAATCACCACCATTATCAAACACTTCCGTGTTGATGGGAATAAGAGTAGCAGATGCACCAATCAATTGAGTTGAGCTGTTATACGCACGAAAGAACTCAGCGTTGTATGAATCCGTACCAATAAGATTTCGCTGCACGCACCAAGGCATCCAGTAGTTACTGATTATATTCTCAAGTGTTCCTGCTTCAAGTTCAAAACCTGCATCCGATATAATATTGCTAAACAAGTACCACCAATTAAGTGCGGGTGTAAGGTCGGCAGCAAAGACGGGCGCAGTATCTGTGAGCAATGACCGTGTATTAGCTTCACCGCCTTCGCTCCACAACTGACCTCTGTCGAGTATCGTCCAAATACGGTTTGTGTTTGGATTGGTTACGTTGCTGTATTGTACTATCTCGTTAAGGTTAGGCAGGTCTTGTATATCGGTTAGCTTCTTTTCACCAATTTTCTTTACAAGGTCGGGTGTTTCGGCGTAGAATGCAAGCTCTACCTCGTTAATCTTGCCCTGCTGTCTGTACACTTTACGCACACGCAAGTAACCCGATGCAATGGGTAGTGTATCCACTCTGATTTCAGCAGGTAATTTGTAGTGAAAGAAGTTGGCTGTACCTGCATCCACGTTTACATCAAACAATGCGCCTAATGCTTGCTGATTGCGGTCGCTAAATGGCACTCTAAATTCACGACTAAACGCACCTAATGACTGAAAGTTATTGAGGTCGGTAAATCTCCATGTTTGCGAGATGCTTTCATTTTCGAAAAGGTCAAGATAGGTTTCTTCAAACCCGTCAAGTGAATCATACACTATATAACCAAACGACGACTGTGTTGGAAATGCAAAGAAATTCCATGGTGTTGTAGTAAAAAGTTCCGACCAAGTACCATCCCAAATCACATTTGTAATCAAAAAAATACCAAAGTCTGTTACTGGTACGGTAGCTTGTACGATTCTTACATACTTACCGATGTATGGAGTATAATCTTGACCTGCAACAAAACAAGCCTGCGGACTTACGAAAGATGTGCCGTAACCAGAACCCGTATCAATTACTACATTACTTGGCCCTTCAGTTGTTTTTCTAACTATCAGTTGTACCTCTCCGTTCATGTTATGTCCAGTATTCGTTTGCGATTCTAAATTTGATTGTCACGTTGTATAACTTACCATCACGTAGCTTGCGCTCTACGTACGATGTGTCATCGATGTTTACGGGTATCTCAATCGGTTTGCCTTGGTCACTAGATAGCCATGTAACTTGGTTGCTTACCATGAGCGAACGTAGTAATGTGAATTCACCCTCACTGATGTAATCACTTGTTGCTGTGATGACCTGCTCCACAAGACTACGCCTATCCGTTTTGCCACGATCGTTGGTGCTAAACATTGATGGCCCACCATTGAACAATACTTGTCTGTATTGCTTGCGCTGTATCTCGTCAGTCTTTTCTGATTTCTTAATGAAGTTGAAATAGTCCCAACCGCCACGGCTGTTTACCCAACCCAAACGGATATTGTCCCAATGGCAATCCGATTGACCATAGGCTTTGGCATTGTAGAATATATATGAATCACTTACTTGTCCATTAGTTGCATTACGCACCACCACTTGGTAATATCTCCAATTAGGAAACAGCGAAGGCTTTACCGTCAATCCCGTCCAATCGTTAAGGTTAGCAGGGTACACTGGCAAAGCTTCAATATCCCAATTAGCCAGTGGTATGCTTTGCGATGTTGGTACACCTGCGCTCGATAGTATCTGAATCAGAACATTGTCCGCTGCGTTATTGCTCAAATACGTATCATTACCCGGTATGCACAACACTCCGTAATCCGATTCAAACACAGGAATCATTACATTGTTATTGTTACTACCGAAAGTGTAAATCATAGGCCAGTTGTTTGTGCCTACGATGCGGTCACTCATTGCATACGATGATGTATTTGTCAAGGAATACTTGACACTTGCGTTGCCACTTTCGGGTGATGGTTTGTAACCGTCCTTTACCTGATAATATCCATTGATGATAATACCATTTGTACCATTGACTTCACTGCCTTCGTTCTGCGTAAGCACGCCATTGACTATCCACCATTCAGTCAGTGTAAAATCGTATGTAATTTTACTTAAATCATTCTTAGTAGAATCGGTAGCAAGATGGTAATTGACTGGTTCGCTATTGCGCATATCATTGACCAACGATTGCATATCAAAATACAACCTTTCATCGGGTGCAGCAGGTACAAAAAAGTTGTATGGGCTACCCTGCAAAATGATTTGCACACCATAACGAAAGCCCGGCTGTGCTGCCTCATCACTTCTCGCAATGATCATTAGCTTTTGCCCACGTACCGCCCAAGGGTAGGGCTGGTCATTGATTGTAATTGCCATTTATCTTTTGTTTAATAAGAACCTTTGTTCAACTCCTTTTACGTATGCAGTAATTAGCTGCTCTTTATATTCATCCCACGTATCATTAACCGCATCTTGGTAGTAGTGGATACCTTCGATACCACGCTCACCAATATTGATTGCAATGCGTAACGCTGCTGCTCTGATTGTGTCATCAGTCGACTTTATAAATTGCCCCTGATTATTGCGAAGCTTTAGCGGCTTTAACTTTATCCATTCCTCGATTGCCTTAACGGGTGGGCGTTTGTTAGGTTGTCCCGGGTAAGGTCTACGCCCGTCCTCAATCACATCTGCGTACTTACCTACGGCATCATTGTTTACGGTGAAATCAATCGTTGGCTTGTTGTAGCGAAACTTTAGTT